TCCTGATCGTGGGCGACTTCGCATCCGTGGAGTCGCGCGGGCTGGCGTACCTGGCCGGCGCGCAGTGGAAGCTCGACGCCTTCCGGCAGGGCCAGGACATGTACAAGGTGCTGGCGGCGAAGATGTTCGGCGTGCCGTACGACGCGGTGACCAAGCCCCAGCGGCAGACCGGCAAGGTCGGTGAGCTGGCGTGCGGGTACAACGCGGGCGGCGGTGCGGTGAAGTCCTTCGCCGAGGGCATGGGTGTGGAGCTCGAGGAGGCCGAGGCCGCGAAGCTGGTGCACGACTGGCGCACGGTGAACCTGGAGATCGTGGACCTGTGGCTCAAGCTCGACAACATGCTGCACCGGATCGTCGAGGGCATCAGCACTCACGAGACGATGCGGCTGGCCGACGAGCTGCAGCTGGAGGTCGCTGCGTCGGTCACCCCGGACTCGCTGCTCAAGCAGCACCCGGGTGCGCGGACGGTACAGCTGGCGGTGCGGCGGCCGGGCGGTGAGCACATGCTGCTGCGCTACTTCCACGGGTGCTACCTGCGGGGTCGGGACATCAGCTACTACAAGCCGAGCGAGCTGAAGTCGGGTGACCTGTGGCGAACCCACTACGTCAACCCGAAGACCAAGCAGGTGGAGTTCTACAAGATCTACGGCGGGAAGCTGGCAGGGATCCTGACCCAGTCGTTCTGCCGGGAGATCTTCTTCGCCTGCCTGGCGCAGGTGAAGACCTGGGCCGACACCTACCCCGACAGCGTCACGCTGATCGGTCAGTTCCACGACGAGATCGTGCTGGACTGGAAGCCGGGTGGCCGGCTGACCCTGGCCCAGGCGAAGCAGGACTTCGAGGTGATGATGTCCGATCCCGGACCGCTGATCTCGTTCCCGCTGGCAGCAGAGATCAAGCACGACTACCGCTACACCAAGTAGCACGAGACGAGTGGGCCCGGCCGAGAGCTAAGGCTGCAGCGGCCGGGCCCACTCGAGAAAGGAACCAGCATGAGCGTAACCCATGTGGTCGGGGTGGACCCAGGCCTGGTGCACACCGGCGTGGTGGGCCTGTCGTTCTTCCCCAATCGTAGGGAGGTGCACGTCGGTCACGCCGCCGTGGCGGGGCCGAACGCCAAGCAGGTGGAGGCGTTCGCCATCACCCAGCTGGCGCTGCCGCAGCACCGCTTCATCGAGGCGTACCGCCCGCGCTCGGCGTTCGGCACCGACCAGCGCATGGTCACCGCGGTGGCCGAGATGCGCAAGGCCACGGGTGGCACGGTGCTCGACAACACCGGGGTGAAGAAGGTGGTGAAGCAGCCGCTGATGGAGCTGCTGGGGGTGTGGAAGTTCAGCACCGTCACCCACCACCAGGACCTCAGGTCCGCCGCGAGGATCGCGCTGCTCGGGATGCTGCGCGACGAGCAGATGAACCGCCTGCTGGCTGACGTGGTCCGAGACCACCTTGCCGGTAGGACCTGGACCATCCAGTGACCAGAGAAAAAATTTTCCGAACCGCAACCACGAGAGAAGGAACCATGAACGAGAAGGATAACCAGAACGACAGCCCGCTGTTCGACGGGCTGGCCACCATCCCGGTGACGCAGCTGCACGGCGACAAGCGTGACGGCGTGGCCGGTGAGGTCATCGACGGTCGCGTCGGTGTGTACGGCAACCCGATCGACACGTTCCCGCGGATCGCGCAGACGTGGTCGGGCATCCTCGGCATCGAGGTGACGGCGGCCGACGTGACGCTGTGCCTGATGGCGATGAAGCTGGTGCGCACCCAGGTCACGCCGGACTACTCCGACAACTCCGACGACGTCGAGGGCTACCTCGACATCTTCCGGCAGATCGTCGGGCCGGACATGGTGCACGCGCGCAGCGTGACCGAGTACGTGGCCAAGAGGCGGGACTGATGGCGGGCCAGCACGAGTGCCCGCATTGCGGCTACCGCTTCGAGGACGCGGAGTCGCTGCGTGTACATGAGGAAGTGTGCGATGGCTGAGCAGCAGCTGGCACCCTGGCTCACCGCCCGGGTGGACCAGCGGCTGGCCCTGGTGCGGCAGGCGGTCGGCGCTGCGCCGGCCGCCGAGCGGCCCACCATCGTGATGACGCCGCTGACCGAGCCGCCCGAGGGTGGCGACGACGCGACGTACCAGCGATGGGACCGGAGCTGCGACAGCTGCGGCAAGTGGTGTCCGATCGGGGACTTCTACACCGGGCACGTCATGCGCACGGTGGGCGAGGTCCAGGTGTTCATCACCTTCGGCGTCTGTCCCGAGTGCAAGGAGCGTGACGAGCGTGGATGAGTCGCAGCCTTTCGCCGAGAAAGTAACGCTCGACAAGATCAGCCGCGAGCGTCTGGACGAAGTGCTCACATGGCTGCCGAAGGTCCAGCGCGATCTCTCGGACCTCGCCATCGACGCCCCGCACAACGGGGGAATCGAGACGCTGGAGGACCTTGCTGCCGAGGCCGAGACCGCCATCTGGGCGCTGTGGCATGAGGCAATCCGCATCCACCGGATGGCGACTGCCGACCCCCGCTATCCACCCGCCCAGAAAGGAGAAGGCGGTGACGCCTGAGATCAACGACCTCGCGGCCAAGGCCGGGGTGCAGTGGTTCGACTACCAGGTCGAGGCACTGGAGTACGTGCAGGGTGGCAACAGCGCGGAGGCTGCGCCGCTGCGGCTGTGCCTGTACTACAAGACCGGCGCCGGCAAGTCGGTGACCGGGCTGGCCTGCATGTACCTGGACGGTGCGAGGCAGGTGCTGGTGCTGGCGCCTCCCTCCACCCACGGAACGTGGGAGCAGTGGGGCCGCAAGCTGGGCATCGACGTGGAGTGCATCAGCCACGCCAAGTTCCGGCAGCCGGGCTACAAAGTGAGCAGGTCGCAGGCGATCATCGTGGATGAGTTCCACCTGCTCGGCGGTCACAAGGGCAAGGGCTGGAAGAAGCTGGACCGGCTGGCTGCCAGCCTGCAGGCCCCGCTGATCCTGATGAGCGCGACGCCGAACTACAACGACGCGGAGCGGGTGTACTGCATCCAGCATGTGCTCGATCCGCACAGCGTGAAGGGCGGCTACCTGGCGTTCCTGTACGCACACTGCACCACCGAGCAGAACCCGTTCGGTCAGGAGCCCATCGTCACCGGGTTCCTGCGGTACGCGAACGCGGCCGAGTACCTGTCGGCGCTGCCGCAGGTGCTGTACCTGCCCGACGACCTGGTCTACACGATCGACGAGGTGACGCTCGCCGCGGCCGACCTGCCCCACATGGACAGGTACGGCTACGACGAGCGGCGCCACAAGATGATCGGGTCGCTGATCGAGGAGCGGCACGCCCGGGTCTACCAGTCCCTGGTCAACGAGGACGGCTGGATCCATGATCACGTCTACGACGTGCTCGAGGGGATGGCCGGCTACGCGACGACACCGCTGCTGGTCTACGCCAACCACGCCACGGTGGCGGAGGCGGTGGCCCTGTCGTTGGCCACCAACGGCGTGCGCTATCGCATCGTGACCGGGAAGTCCTCGACGAAGGACAAGGCCGCGTGCATCCAGCAGTTCATCGCTGGCGACGTGGACGTGCTGGTCGGGACCGCCAGTCTCGCCACCGGCACGGACGGCATGGACAAGGTGTGCGACTGGCTGGTGATCCTCGACGACACGGACGACGCATCCCTGCGCCGGCAGCTGATCGGGAGGATCATGCCCAGAGGTGAAGGCGGCGACGCCAGCACCAAGCACGTCATCCGGCTGAACCTGCAGTGACACCTTCCTCACCCGTGTCTGGGGCGGGGTCGGCCCAGCCGGGTCGGCTCACGGAGATGAGGAAGGAGGGCTCGATGCTAGAGATCGAGGCCCGGGTCAAGCGACTGCTGGATCAGCTGGAGAACCCGAACCTGTCGGTCACCGAGATCGACAGGATCAAGAGCAAGATCGAGTTCCTCGTGGGTCTGCTGCCACCGGTGGTGGGACCGCGAGAACTGCAGTCGTGAAGATCAATGGCGGGTGGCCTGGTGCGTAACCGGGCCACCCGTCTAACGGGAAAGGAACCCAAGTGCTGGAACTCAAGACCAAGAAGGAGCTGGCCTCCGAGGCGTTCAAGCTCAGTCAGGGTCACGAGCTGGTGCGCTACCGCAATGTCACCTACATGCCGGTGGACTACGAGACTCGGGCCCACGGTCCTGCGCAGGACCGTACCATCTGGCTGCCCCTGAACCGTGACAAGGTCAGGATGCTGGCGGCCACCCAGTTCGACACGCTGTTCAGCACCGACGGTGAGCTGAGCAGCTTCGACTTCATGGTGGCGCAGACCGCCAACCAGATCGACAAGACCATCACCTCCCTGCTGGTGCAGACGGGTGAGGGACTGAAGGAGCTCGGGGAGGACGGCGCCCTGGTGCCGGCCACCGGTGAGTTCCGGCCGAACACCCTGACGCCCGTGCTCAACGAGGACGTGGCCGAGAAGGACCGCGTCTTCAGCGTGGTGGCCGGGTGGCTGGACTCCGAGGAGGAGGCGCACTCGCTGCTGTCCCACCTGGCCACCTGCCTGGCGCCCGGGTGGTCGGCGGTGAAGTACGTGCTGCTGCTGGGCGAGGGCCGCAACGGCAAGTCGCTGTTGATGAAGATGCTGCACAAGGTGATCGGGATGGAGAACGTCAGCAGCGTGACCAGGCAGGCCATCGCTGAGCAGAGCCCGGTGGTGACCGAGCTGAATGGGAAGCTGCTCAACCTGGTCTACGACGGGCAGGCGACCTACCTGAAGGACTCGGGTGCGGAGAAGACGCTGATCGCTGGCGAGCCGTTCCCGATCCGCATGCTGTACCAGTCGACGCCGACGATCGTGCAGACCTCCGGCCTGTTCGTGGAGGGCCTGCAGCGGGAGCCGAAGACCGGAGACAAGTCGACGGCCCTGCAGAAGCGGCTGGTGCGCTACCAGTTCCCCAACGTCTACGCCCTCGACCACAGGTTCGAGAAGCGGATGCTGACGCAGGAGAGCCTGGGCGCGTTCCTGTCGCTGCTGATCGACCACTACGTGCACGAGGACGAGGTGGCCGAGCGGCTGGCGCCGACACAGAAGGCACTGGAGCTCCAGCTCGAGGCGATGTTCGTCAACAGCATCGGGCTGCAGTTCCTCAAGTACCTGCAGGAGAGCGACGTGCTGGGTGCCGGCTCGATCCTGGGATCTCCGCTCACCGACATGGTGGCGAAGTTCCAGTCGTGGCGGCTGAAGGAGAACGACCTGGGCACCTGGGCCGAGCCCGACGTGCTGGCGCTGTTCGCCCCGCTGCTGCACTCCGACCGCAAGTCGGTGCGCATCGGGGAGAAGGTGCAGAAGGTCCGCGTGGCCACCGCCTTCAAGGACGAGGCGGCGGCATTCATCGAGTCATTGGAAGGAACCGAGGATGAAGCAGACGACGACGTCGCTGCCCTGGTGGAGGACTGAGGCGTACGACCAGGACAACTGGGTGTCGCCGAAGTTCGACCACGACTGGGCGGGGCCGAAGGGGCTGGCGCTGGTCAGGGCCTGGCCTGATGGCCGGACCGATGCAGGCTGGGGCCTGATGGGGAAGGACGGTGCCGACGGCTTCATGCCGCGGTACCTGCGTGGCGAGTTCAACGAGCGCCGCGTGGTGTACGGGTACGAGAAGGGCAAGCACACCTTCGCATTCGTGATGCGGTCGACCCGGCTGGTGTGCATCGACATCGACGGGAAGAACGGTGGCCTCGAGCACGCGAAGCGGCTCGGGCTGCTGCCGCCGACGATGGCCGAGACGTCGAAGTCGGGCGACGGCTACCACCTGTTCTACCTGGTCGACGAGGAGTGGGACGACGAGAAGGGCTACGGCCTGCTCAGCGACCGCATCGGCATCGAGCAGGGCGTGGACATCCGGGCGACCGGGTGCGTGTACCACCACCCGCAGCAGCGGTGGAACCTCAGGTCGCCGGCACCCCTGCCGGGCCACCTGCTCACCCTGCTGCAGCACCGTGACCAGAAGGTCGCGGCCACCACCGCCAGGATCAACACGGTCCTGGCGAGCAACGACGACATGGAGGTTCTGATGATGCAGGACGAGATGGTCAGCGAGCTGGCCAAGCCGATCCCCGCGGGGAAGCGGAACAACACGCTGTTCGCGATCGGCAGCCAGATGATGCTGGCGCAGGTCCCGGACTGGGAGACGGCGCTGCGCGACCGGGCCAACCAGGTCGGGCTGGACGCGGGCGAGGTCGACAAGCTGGTGGCGAACATCAGCCGGTACGGGACGCAGCAGCCGTGAAGGAGTACGTCGACCCCGAGGGCCCGGACGGCTGGATCAAGGACCCGTGCTCGTACTGCGGGGCGAGGTCCGGGAAGAAGTGCCGGCGGATGGGTAGCGGCGTGGAACTGCCCGGACCGCACGCCACGCGCGAACGGACGTGGGCAATGCGCCGGGCGAGAGAACAGAGCGGGGAGTGAGGAGGGGAGAGAATCGCAGCCGATGCTGCGGTTCTCTCTCTTTTTTACGGGATACGATTCGGCCATGACCGAGCAGCTGGAAGCCTCGCTCCTGTCCGAGGTTGAGAGTGTCTTGAAGAAGAGATTCGACAAGGACGAAGCGAACAAGAGGCGCGTGCCTTCGACGGCGCGCGCCAGCGCGGGGAGCGAGCGCATCGACCAGCTGACCCTGCCCGACGATGAGCGGGCTCGGATGCCGCACACGAAGGACAAGTACCTGGTCCGCGAGAACCCGCACCTGGTGCAGTGGGAGCGCGAGGTGCGCAAGTTCCTGCGCAACCTCTCGCCCGAGCACGGGCACCGGGTGGCCGCGGTGATGATCTACGAGTGGGCCACCGGGATCCGGGTCGCGGACCTGATGGCCGAGGGTGGCAGCGCGCAGGCCGACCTGCGCAAGATCAACCAGATCCTGCGGTTCTACTTCGACAAGCCGTACATGACCTACATCTGCGGGCGGAAGATCCCGAAGGCGTATCGGGTGCGGCCGGGCTACTTCATCCGCCGGCACCGGCCGATGACGCTCACGCTGTGGGCGGAGTACCAGGAGGGGACGCTGTACCCGTGACCCACCGTCCGATCCGTGAGGAGGCCGACGGCACGCGGGTCTACGCCGACTACCACCGCTACACCCCGGTGGCCGAGGCGGACCGGAAGTACGCCGTGCGCAAGCCGGACGACCCGCGCGCGGTGCGGTTCCACGGGGGCTGGTTCCTGCCCCTGGAGGTTGTGTCGGACGGTGCCCGTACGATGCCGGAGACCCGCCCTGACGAGGAGACGCTGGAGCACCGGGCCCGGTGCCGCTGCGATGTCTGCCGTCGCCCCCAGGCCACCGTTCTGTGGCGCCGGCGGGCGGGCGCTACAGCTTCAGCGTCTCCTCGGTAGCGTCGGCCAGCTGCTCGTCGAGCAGCGAGCCACCCTCGAGGCGGCCGAAGAGCTGGTTGATGGAGTCCAGGTCCTTGCCCATGATGGCCTGCAGGATCAGCGTGGCGGCCGTGACGTCGAGGACGTCGGTGCTGTCCTTCCACACCATCTGCACGGTGCCGAACCGCTGGTGCCACAGCCACTGGATCCGGGTGTCCAGGCTGGCCCGGTGTGTGTCCGGGATCTGCTTGCGGAACTTGCGCGTGACGGCGACGATCTCGGTGCTCACTCCAGCTCCCCTCCGGTGAGGTCGAGGAACTCGACCGCCACCACCGTCCTCGTCGCCGGGTGGCTGCCCGCACGGCGCTTGCCGACCAGCCGGTCGAGGATCATCTTGCGCGCCTTGTTGGCCCGCGCCATGCTGCCGCGCTCGGCGGCGTCGGGCCGGTTGGCGATGTCGAAGAGCGTGCGGCACACGAGCTCGTGCACCTTCATCTGCAGGCGATCGTCGTCCAGCGCACGCGGGTAGTCCGCGACCTGCTGCAGCGCCTGCCGGATCGACATGTTGCTCATCGGGCCCACACTCCTGACCAGTCCTCGGTGTAGTCGGTGCTGCCCTGGCTCTGGCCGGGCAGGTCGTAGAAGGTGCCGCCGAAGTAGTTGAGCTCCTTCTCCGCCTGGTCGGCGTAGCGCAGCGTGTCCATCATGTGGCTGTGCTTGTCGTGCAGCGGCTTGTCGCTCCACTCCTGGAGCTTGGTGTTGAACTCGTACTTGTAGTTCTCCAGGCACTCGAGGAACCACTGGCAGTTCGTCTCGTGCACGACCGTCTGGTACAGGTTCATCCGGGTCTGCTGGATGTCGGTGATCAGGTCGTAGTCACCCTGCCGGGAGCCGGGGATCTTGTAGACCTTGTTGGACTTGGCCAGCACCGCCACGTTCGGGAACTTCTGGCGCATCATGTCCGCCGGCGTGGTGTTCACCGCGGTCTCGTGGTGCTCGCCGTCCCAGGGCAGCACGATCTGCGCGATCATCGGGAACCAGGGCTTGGTGCGAAGGACGTCGACGTACTCCGGCAGCGCCTTGCCGTGGCCCTCGCCGCAGTCGTAGATGAACTTCCGCCCGTTGATGTACTGCACCGCGATCCACGAGGTGGCATCCGAGTGCATGCCCGAGGAGCCGATGTCGAAGATCACGTAGACCGGGTGGCCGGCGTTGAGGTTGAAGTCGTAGATCCGCTGCTCGGCCACCATCTTCATGTACGCCTCGCCGTACACGGCGGCCGCGTCCATCTGCTCGAAGGAGCAGTAGTACTCCTGCTCGAACATGCGGTCGTTGCCGAACCGCTTGAGGTAGGAGTCGCGGGTCAGCTCGAGCTGCGCCTCGGTGCGCACCGGCGGCAGCCCGTTGCGGCGCATCATCTCGTTCAGGTCGTCGATCGTGCGGATGATGACCTGCGCCTGCGGGTTGTCCTTGAGCGACTCCATCAGCGCCCACAGCGGGTTCTTCCGCCGGCCGCGCGGGGTGCTCACCGCCATCAGCCGCTTCGGCTCGTTCTCGTTGTCGAGGATGGGCATGAGCCGCGGGATCGGATCCTCGCGGAAGAACAGCGCCAGCTCGGTGATCGTGTAGTCCTGGAACGCGGTGCCGACACCGGAGGTGTCCGAGCCGGACTGGAAGTAGCCTTGCAGCTTGAGCCGGCTCTTGTTGGTGAACCGGCCCTCCATCACCGTGTTCTTCCAGTCGACCTGGTCGGGCGGCACGTTGTCCTGCAGCGCCTGGATGAACTGCCCGGTGACCGGGTCCATGTAGGTCTTGTCCCACAGGATGTCGCGGACGGTCGGGTTGTTCAGGCTGATGTAGACGCCGGTGGTCTTCGGCGTCCGCAGCCGGGCGTCGCACTGCTCCATGCTCGCGGCCACGTCCTTGCCCGACTGCCGGGGCAGCACCGCGATGCCGTACCGCTTGGTGCGCCACATCTTGTGGAGCTCCATCTGGTACGGCCGCGGCCGGTAGTGGACAGGGAAGGAGGGCATGGTGCTACTCGGTCACCGAGGGCGCCAGCTCGGCGATCGCCTTGTGGCTCCACATGCTGGCGTTCTCGAGCTCGGTGAACGCCACCGACTTCGCCCGGCCAGCGGGCAGGATCTCGTCGAGGCGCTCGGCGAACTCGCGGAACAGCAGCCGGACGTCACGGTGCCGGGGCAACGTGGCACTGGGGCCCTCGATGGTGGCCTTGTGGAAGCCGAAGCGGTGCTCGATCTCCTCCGGTCCGATCGTCTGCTGCGGTGTGTAGCTCATCAGTTCTCCTTGCGGTAGGTGGCGACCACGGCCTTGTGGTCGCCGTCGTGCGCGATGGTCTCGACCTCGAGCGCCCGCTCCCGGGCGTAGATCGAGTCGATGGTGCCGCCGCCGGGCCCGGTCGGCTGGGCGGCGCGGCCGTCCCAGCACGAGCGCAGGGGCGGCAGGTCCATCCGGTGCTTGTTGGTGTCGCCGAGCACGAAGGCCGGGCCGCCGTGCCACTGCTCGGCCCAGTCCATCGCGGCCCCGCGGCCCGCGCGCCAGGCCGCCTCGTACGCCGGGCGGTCGTGGTGGGCCAGCAGGTGCAGGTCGAGCACCGGCACCAGGGCGCCGGACCGCTTGTCCTGCAGGATCAGCTCGGTGGCCCGGGTCGGGCGCGGCCCGTGCGCCAGCAGCCGCGAGCGCAGCCGGGCCAGGTCGTAGCGGGCGGCGTCGTAGAAGGCGACCGGCCCGCCGTGCAGCGGCCGGAGGAAGACGTAGTCCTCGCTCGGCAGCTTCCGGGCGTACGGGGTGCGGGTCAGGTAGCCGAGCTCGCGCAGGATCGCGTCCCGGTCGGCCTCCCACTCCTGCAGGCCCCCGAACGCCGGGCGGTGGGCGAGCACCGAGAGCAGTGCGCGCCGCGCCGGCCGGCGGTCGAGGGTCTTCAGGATGTTCGCGGTGGCGACACGGATCACAGGGGTCGGCCTCGGTAGGCGCCGAGCAGGAGCACGAGCAGGATGAGCAGGAGCAGGATGTTGGTGACCAGGTGCGATGCCATGGTGATCTCCTCAGATCTGCAGGTTGGGCAGGCCGATGGTGCCGAACAGGGCGGAGAAGTCCTCGGCGTGCTCGCCGCTCCCGGCCTTGGACGTGATGCCCGCCTGGGGCGGGTCGACGGGTGCGGGAGCAGAGACAGCCGCCGGGGCTGCCGGGGTCGAAGCGGCAGCCCCGGCGGCTGCCGGGGAACCAGACGACCCTACCGCGGCGGAGGACTCCGCCTTGGCCTGCCGCTCGGTGGCAATGTGCGACCGGAGCTGCTCAATGATCGGCTGTACAGGGATGGAATACCCCTGCAGCTTCCCTTCTACACGCAGCTCGTAGGGCGCGGCCAGCTGAGCGAACCGGTTTGCCAGATCTTGGTCAAACTCCGCCGTTCCCGGGACAAGG